CACCATATTTGACAAGCAAGTTCCAAACTCAAATGGCCATGACCCACAAAAAGACGGAACTGTTACTGCAACTCTTAAATCCTTCCCGGCCAAGTCCTGAATGGCTTGTTTGCGTGGTCGTTTGCCCACTTCTTCCAATCTTTCGGTTCCCATCTCTCCCTTAAACTTTGATCTAACACAAACTTAGGAATTATTGCAGTGTGACGTAGTTCCTTGTTTGGTTGAAGGGAGGACATTTCATGAGCCACTTTAATCAATGGTTCAACATCCTCCCTTGTTTCGATTGTGAATGATTTATCATGCTGGTCATACGAACAATACTGGGTACTATTCGCAGACCAGTCAATGAGTTTTTGTTTATCAGACATTATGTGATATTGATGTCTGCAACAACTCCAGAGGAGCCATCATTGGCCGCAACCAAAGTGTACTCAACTAGGAGGGCACGTTTAATTGCATCCCCAGTTTTGGCTACTTCCTCTTGTTTGAAATCACGCAGATAAGCAACCTTCCAATATTCAGGATCAATCACATAACAAGTTTGCTCTCTTGAGAACCTGTTGGGAATTACCTTCAAATCTCCAAAGTCTGAACTGTAGAGATCGGCGGCCGCCTGAATTTTAGTTTCACTTATCATTTGTCTTGCTGATGCACGACCAGTGAATCCAGAGATTTTCCCTTTATTCACAGGACCAACCATAATTACAGAGGGTTCTCCTCCATTAGTATAGCAGGACTGGATCACAGTCTTTAAAAGTGCTTCTGAAAGATCACGCTTAGTGCCTGCATCTGTTGGGGCCGCTCCATAAGATGCTGGATCTGCACCTGCAGGGTTTCCACCACCTCTTGAGGAGTTAGTCTTGATCCATGTTTCAAAACCACCAAGTTTTCTGGCTGTTCCAGTTGCACCAACTGCTTTTGCAACTTTACCTGTAAGTGCGGACTCCATGTCCCTTTTGAGGGCCTTAGAGTTTTTGGCAAGCTGATAAGCCATTTCTGAATCCCGACCTGCATTGTCAACGGCTTGCTGTGTGCCAGCAACAATGACAGTCTTTGTTGAGATTTGGGTGTAGTTGCCATGTCTTACAGTAGGAGTTACTGCGGCAAAGGAATACTCATCACCCTCAATTTGGGCATTGGCCGCTACGGCAGCGAGTGAATCCGTTTGCCATTCGTGTAAAGTATTTTTAGCCTTCCCACGACCACACATCGACATGAACGGAGTATCCGAAGGCGATATGTTGTAAATGGTATTGGCTAAATCCTCCCTAGTACCAATACTTTGGTATGTCTGGAAGGTATTTGCTACGATTGCCATAAATTACCTTTCTATGAACGAATATGGTTATAAAAAACTGCGGCCGCATCATCGACACTTCCGCTTTTTCTTAGTCTTTCCATTGCCTTACCCGATTTAATTTTCGTGGGGTCTCCTGATTTTGATCCTGGTTTCATTGACTGACGTTTGACAAGCTTGATTCCTTTTTTCTTCTCTTGTAATTGATCCCACAAGGCCGCCTTCCGCATCGTACTGACTGCACGACTGTCATAGGCAGTATCCAATTCTTGTTGTGTAAAGCCTTCTTTTAGACCAAATTTCATTACAAGTTTTTTTTCTTTGTCTGCAAGTTTACTGTCGTTCCACTCTGGTATTAACTCCAAGAGTTTTTCTTTTTGCCCATTTATGTACTTCTTTAGATTCTCAGCGTGTTCTGCTTCCTTCTGACTGTTCAGTTTTGCGTATTCCTGTTCAATCCTTTGGTTCTGCAACTGAGACTCATTAAGAGCATCACGTTCAATTAAGAACTGTACCGGATCGGTATCTTTGAGATTATTCCAATACTCACTATCCCTTTCAGGCGGTTGAGGTTGATTCTGCCTAGCAAACTCCAGTGCTTGGAGAGCCTGCTCCCTAAGTTGACTGATTTCTGCTTTTTCATTCTCAAAACTATTGCGTTCTTCTGCAAGTGTCTGAGATTTACGAGTATAGTTTTGTCCTTTTGAGAAGGAGTCTTTTAATTCTTGAAGTGTAACCTGATGCGTTTTCCCATCAGACTTTACTTCAAAAACATCTTCTTCAACTTCTTCATCTTCAAGTTCTTCTAAACTCTCTGCTTCAGCTTCATCTTCCTCTGAATCTGCTTCTAATTCTTCTTCAGATTCATCTTGGGTAAGTTGGTTATCTTCGTCTGTAGGTAATTCTTCTTCCCCACTTTCGGAGGCCAGTTCTTTCTCCCATTGTTTTGTTGTTTCATCAAGTCCAGACCCTTCAAAAGGGCTATTGTCTTGCTGTTGTTCTTCTGCCATAATATTTCTCTATCAAATAGTTTTGTTCATTTCTGAGAACTTTTGATTAACCATTTCTTGCAAGAATATTCTCTTGCCCACTTGTTATCATCATAGTCAATTCTTTTTTAAGTTCATTCAATGCCCTAAGTTTGAGAAATATTCTCTCTCTTGAGACTGAATCATCTAAATCAGAGTTAGTCCATGAATCGTTATAGTGTTCTTCCAGATTTTCAAATGCTTCTTGAATAACTGGATCATTTAACACGGCACTGGCCGCATTTGCTTTTATAATTCTTTCTTCTTGAGAAGTTCTTTCTAAAGGCTTCTTCTTTTTCTTTGGCATTATGATGGTATTGGATTAACTGGTGGTCCCATCTGTTCAGGATTCATATCCCCAGGAGGCATTGGAGGTGGCCCTTGTGGTTCACCCTCAGGCATTCCCTGCGGAGGTTGAGGAGGTTGCATCATCTGTTGCATCTGCATCTGTTGCATTTGTGCATCCATTCTTATCTTCTCTCGATCCTTCTCAATCATGCCTTTCATTTCAGTAGAATCAACAGTTGTTTTATACTTATTCTCCATTTCTTTGATCTTAATTTCTAAATCAGTCTCTAACTTATCTCTATCAAGATCATCTTGACGCATCATCTTTTCTCTATCTAACTCTAGGCGTGCTTTATCATTCTCCATATCTGCACGAACTTTATCTGCTTGGGCTTGTGCAAAAATTTCATCAGGAGATGGCTCTGGTGGTGGAGGCTCAGGTGCTTGATAAGTTGTTGGATCAGTCCAGAAAGTCTGTGTATCTTTAAATCCTGAAAGTTCTGTTATTTTAGTTAGAGTTGAATGATACTGTTGATAATTAACTAATGGATTGTCAGGTCCTAACTTTTCAAGAATATTCTCTTGTTTTGCGGCTACTCCTTGTAGCATTGCCATGCGTTCTTCTGTTGTGCCAAGTCCTAATGCAACATTTACTGAAACATCCATTTCAACATCCCAATATTTAGGATCTATTGGAACCCATTCATTTCTTAAACGAACCATTCGTTCTTTGTCTTGATGTGAATGCAACAACTTTAAAATCTTCTTAAAAAGAGGCTTCATTCCGTTTTCTGCATAGATGCGACAAAGCAACTCTATTTGTGCTTGTGATGCGGCAACAGTAGCAGATACGGCCGCTTTTGTTGATGACTGCAATGCGTCTGGATTTAAGCCCATGCTGGCTTTTGACATTCCAGTCCGATCTTCTTTAACAGAGTCAAGATAGTCAAGCATCGGAAATGCTTCTCTACCTGTAAAATCCTTATTAAGTTCTCTTATCATCCCAGGTGCCCTGGTGCGTATGACTTTCCCTACTTTGTTACTGAGAACATCATCTGTATTTACCTGGCCTTCCACAACTTCGGTGTCTGGGTGAATGCTTTTTGCAAGAGAATCAAGCATATTACGCATGACCATGCTCTTGATTTTCTGCACATCCAGCAACAAATCTGCTACTGACTGTCCTTTCCAAACGTGTGGTTCCGGATATCCATTAAATACGATAAAAGGCAAGTCATTGACAGGAGAATGATGTAGCAACTTATGACGATTCCCTGCAGTACAAAAACGCCTAAGTTCAGATATGCCATCATTGTCGTAATCAACTTTTGCATAAGATTCAATATATAAGACTTTTCTATTTGATTCTCCTGAAGATTCTGAATCTGCATAGTTTGCGATTGGATGTCTCCTGAGATATTCTGTATTTGTTCCAAATTCATCTTCATCCCCTGCTAAATCAAGCATCTCCTCATAGTCATAACCCATCTGCACCAATTCAGAGACACTAAGATAACGTCTATGTGCGACTATTGCAGAATCTTCAACTGAACGTGCCCTACGATCAATCAAAAATTCTTCTGGTGGAATTGCATCAAGTACAACAGAACCATCAACTTTAGTTTGACGGACCACCACATCGTGAAGCATAGGTGCCTCCATGGCTTGCTCCACCATGGATGGACCGTCAGGAGAGAAACCTTGTGCTTGTTGTACTTGTTGCTCTTGGAGAGCCATCTGCTCCAAGACTTCTGGTGGGGGAGGAACGAAAGAAGGATCAGGATAACTTTCAACAGACGTTGCTTCTTTATCACTATCTGATAAAACTGCTTCAAGTCCTTGATCATCAAGTCCTGAAAATTCTTCGTAACTGACTTGTTCCCTGCGTTCCCAGTCAACCCTGATAACCCCAACCCGTTTTACGAGGGAATCTTTGA